CCAAAGGTTATCCTCACTGGATATTATACTTTGGAAAAAATCCAACAACTACTTCAGACTCAACAGCGTTTCACTGAAATGAAGCGTGTAGTTCCCGGCGTAAATGGTGTCAAGGGTGTTCCCGGCATGGAAGCCGGATTCGTCGTTGCTACTTACAACGGTGTTCCTATCATCCCTTCAAAGGATGTTGAAAACGAAGATGGTGGCGCAATGTCCCGCATGTATTTCCTCGATACGGATTACATGTATTTTTGCACTGCAAAGCCAACTCTTTACCACGAAAGCGGAATTGAAACCGGAGATCCATTCGGTATCAACCGACTCGGACAAATGGGATTGTTTCACACAATGGGCGATCTATGGCAACTCTTCTACGGCGCACACGGCAAGGTTCGTGACATCACCGCTTGATGAAGAACAAAAAAATGGAAGTGACATACAATGACTGAAAACGCAAACATTACAGAAGCAGACGCAACAACCAAGGTTATACTTGATACCAGACTACCAGTGGGTGCATCCCCTGATAGCACCGCTTGGCAGGCTCAATTAGCCTCGTCTTCAACTACCGATGGTGCAGTGCAAGGTGCGCTAAACCTCTTGGTCGTTGATGTGGTATGCACCCTCGCCTCGACCGCAACCGTATTTTCCTTGGATGCCGTAGCCGCCGCAACCTCGATTGCAGGCGTTTCTGGTTCAGAAGTCGTCAGTGTCCTCGGTGTTCAAAACATCGCAGGTGGTTTTGAAGTTCCTACGCTTATCCGCAACGATGGTGCAACAGTGAAGTTCACCACTGCCGCCTCAACAGCAGGCGATCTTCACCGAATTTCGATTCTATACCGTTGAGGTGTTTAATTTGACACTATCACTCACCTACAAAGGGTGGAGGAATTACACCGAGTTAAAAATTGGTGGCCGATCCTATGGATTTGCGCCGGGAATGACTCGCACTGATATTCCTAAAGAATTCATTGAGGAAAAAATCATACCATCACTGGCATTTGACGCTACGATCTGGGTTGTCGAAGGGCATAAATCGGTTGAAAAAGTCAAGTCTCAAAAAATGGTTGAAGCAATTGAAACTCCAAGCGAGGAAAAAGAGGAATCGGCTACCGAGCCAATGCACGAAAACGCACCGGTCGATAGCGATACTCTTGATTACTCGTCACTTACTCGCGCCAAACTTATGACTTTGGCTAAATCAAAAGGACTACCTGTTTCTCCTTCGGACAAGAAAGTAGATTTGATTGCCCGACTACAAGGTGAATAAATATGGGTATCACCAAGCATTCACTTGACGATGGCGACGGGCGTTATGGCTCGCGTGTCCGTGTGAACCGCTTGGTGTATGATTTTGTTGCTGGCGATTTAGACGGCCTTACAACAAAATCTGTGACCTTTCCTTTGAATGGCAAAGTGCATAAAATCATTGTCGATCCAACTGCATCCGTTATTGCTGATGGCACTTCAACATCTGGTGTCTTTGAATTGATTGATGATTTAGGCTATCCATATCACGCCGCAATATCGGCATTAGATTTTTCGGCTGATGCTACCGAGATTTACCAATTTCAAACCTCCGAGGGTGCGGCAACCGGTGATGGAACGCATAACGATGCAAACCATTTGGTCGTCTTTAGTGGAAAATCACATGACGGCGCACTGCCTAAAACCCTTAACGGGGCGGGGGCGGCAACAGTGATGGATGACACTACACCTTGGACTGGTCTGGTGTGTGGCACTGTCACCCTTAAAATTTCAAGCACCGCTAAAGCATGGACTTCGGCGGCAGTAATCCGAGTGGTTATTTATTACGAATGATAACCACTAAATACAAAGAACAAATAACAAGAGATGAGCGCAATGGCAGTTACAGTGACAAACCGAAAAAGACAATCCGTAAGTGGTTCAACAATTACAACATTTCATTCAGTAGCATTTACTGGAACATATTCAACCGGTGGAGAAGCATTTGACGCAAATACTGTATCTGGACTAAGCAATGTTGATTCTGTTGTTATTGATAATGGCGCAATGCAAGGATTTGAAGCGAGGTATATTGAAGCGACAAAAAAATTGGCTGTTTTTGGTGAATCTACGGAACAAGAAGATGATGCCGTCGATCCCGGAACTGCCGATACCGCAGGTGGAAGGCCATTTATCGAATTCGCAAACGGCGGAGACTTGACTGGAATCACTGCGCTCAAAGTCACCATTACTGGAACTCGGTGAAACCCACTGGCATAAGGTGGGATTTTTACAATGAGTCTAAAACTCCAAGAAATTGACCTTGAAACCTCTCTTGAAATCCAAAAGAGGCGGAACACTCGTATGCTTGAAGTAGCAACGAGCGAGGGTTCTATTGCTGAATCTGAATCGCCATTTAGCGGGCGGAATGTTAGGAATGCACCAAATAAGAAAGTCGAGATTAAAAAGCGTGAACGCTTCGACATTCAAAACATTGGTTCTGGGACTCGTTGCCATTCTTGCGGTATGCTACACTTTTGTTGGACTCCAAGGTGCGCTGTTTGTTCAGCACCTATGCACTTTAACATGGGGGGGCATCATAAATGAGTGATAAAGCATTTGAAGTCGGAATTGATTTGTTGAAAGCACAGCCATGCCCCGTATGCGGGTCTATTGGGGCTGAAATCGGCGCAGGGTGTCCTGTGCAAGCCCCTGCTATTGTTTGCCCCATCCGCCGTAAAGAAACGGCTCGATCTCGTCACTCCGAACTATCTCGCATTGGAGGGCAAAGTGATGAAGCCCCAATGTCTCTTGAAGAGATGAGGGCGGCATTCATTCATAACAAGTCGGATGAGAAAGACTGGTATGAAGACGCGACGAGAGATAAGGAATTGGAATCAAAAACAAAACCAAAACCAAAACCAAAGTCATCCTCTTTAATTGACCGAGCAAGAAAGGCAAACAAAGAAAATCCAAGACCGGGCAGTGCTGATTACAAGAAAGAATGAGATTGGTGAATATGAATGGCAAGGATCTTCAATCCCGGACATAGGCCAAATCAGCCTTTGTATCCTGATGATTTAGTCTATACCACCGTTCAAAAAGTGTCGGACTTTCTTCAACTGCCTTTGCCCGACCCTGTGGCATTGTCGGCTAATTCAAGCATAGACGGTAGCACATTGAAACTACCCATCACTGGTGCTGAATTCCGCCGATGGGGATATACAACCGGTGATAAAATACTCGCATATAGCAATTCTAATTCTGTTGGGACTGAATATACAATAACCGGCACATCATCGGCAGGGAGTGGCAATGTCAATTTGTTGGTAGCAAAGGTTGGTGCTGAATCATTCACTACTGCCGACGCATCATACATTCAACACCTTTCAGGAATAACGGCCAGTAAAGAGCGAGGCATTCAAAGACTCCAAGTAGAACGGCTGATTAAAGAAAAACAAGATTACATTGATAAAATATGCCGTATGGCATGGCGACCGCAAATTGTAGTAGATGAATACCAAAACTTTACTACATTCAAACCATATCGTCGCCGTTATTATACTGATTATGTGGGTGCAGTGTATTTGCATAATAGGTCTGTTCAACAATTGCTACGATTGAGTGTTTGGCAGGGTGATTATTATAGGGAATTAGCGTCATGCCGAATCAAAATGCAGGTCACTAAAGCCGAGAGCATATCGGCCACCGAGAAGATATTTTTATGTCCGGGTGCGAATGGAGTAGCAACTCTTAGTCGAGGAACTACAAGCACCACATGGGATGGAACTTTTGGTGCTAAAACAATTGCCTACAACATTGCCAATTTGATTAACAAAGACACCGCTACGAATCGAGGCGTTATTCAACTTGGTTCTTTGACCGAGGGCGTTGATGAAGACGGAACGGCTGTGGCTTTGAATCTAAACGATGAATTCCTCGCAACTGCAAACAGCGACCAAGGCGACGGTATGCTTGTGATTAGCAGTATGCGTTCAACAGAAGACGGGGCGGATTCTACTATTGCCACCACCAATAATGATGTTTCTTTTGTATTCTCAAAAGGCTCGACTCCATCATCGACAGTAGCCAGTGTATCATCACCTGCTTTCACTGTTGCCGATGGTAGCCTATTCACTGCTAAACATGGCTTAGTGTATATACTCAATCCAAGTGGCGAAGATCATGTTGCTCTTTGTTCTCGTTCAGGCAATGTCTTTACCGTAGTGACCGACCTTACAAGCACATTTTTGGCTAATGTAAGCGGCGCAACAGTGCATCAGCAAAGGATGGCAACTGATGTAAGCGATGAAGAACGCCAAAAGGACTTTTGGGTTATGGAGGACAACGGCGCAATCATGTTCAACAATCAATATCCATTCTTTGAAAATCACAGCCTAAAAATATCCTACATTTACGGAGAGCGATATGTCGATAAAGTCATTGAGAATTGTTGCACTAAACTCGTCGCTATTGACATTTTATTGAGTGACGACTATTCAGTGATGTTCCCTGAAGGAACTCAAGGCATTGATTTATCTACAAAAATACAAAAAATGGAGGAAGAGGTCAAACGCTTGCTCATTCCGTATCAAGAAAGCATCATTGTTGCGGGCATGGGTGGTTAATTTGGCCGAGAATGTGTGGGAATTGCACATGAAATTCTGTGAAGAATTGGCCGCTTCCTTAAAGAAATACAACGCGGCATCGTCGGGATTATCCGGCAAAATCGCTACTGCGAAAGACCTTTTAATGATTAAAGAAAAAGAAATGGATATGGATGACGGCCAAAAATCCACCGATGAAGAATTAGAAGAGAATGTGGATATACAACACAAAAACAGTGGCCCTCAAAGTCGAGTAGATACTGCTTTCAACAAAGTGATGGAGGTTCTTGAAGGTGGCTCTTGATGCAATACAAGCCGTTGCCAATTTGTTGAATACGAATTGGAACATCTCGCCAAAGCCTTCGATTGAAGACATAACCATTTTAGATCGTGGTGAAGGAAAAAGAAACCGATTGCTCGACCAAGATGTGATACGGATTTTTGAAACGGCACATAATGAAGCACAGCCCGAACTGCTTTTTGACTTCGCAAATGTTCATGTCAATTTGACAATTGATATAAGAACTGTTAAGGGGCGAGGCCGCTTGGGTCAATTAAGGGATGAGGTCAGGCGGATAATTCATAATGCTCGGAAAGGCGATGGAGATAATTTTGACAGAATAATTTTCAAGACGAGAACCGATCTTAGTGACAGAAGCAAAAAATTATTCCGATATACAATGCAGGCAGAAACAATTACATTTGCAGTGACATTACCGGATTTGTAGAATAGGTGAATAAAATGGTTAATACAATTTACAAGGGCGACTTAGCGGAAATTTCATGGGGGATGGAGACTGGACTCACGGTTGATGGCACAGGCGATGCAACAGGGTTCGCTCATGCACCTCACGCAACTCAAGCCAATACCACAGTGATTACTTTTGGTTCGGCATCACCTTATGTCGATACAACCCTTGAATTCCCCGACAATGCCCTCGTTGGTTGCATTCTCCGCCTATCAGGGACTACAAGCGGCGGTCTATCAGTCGATTACTACGCAACAACCCGTCGAACATTTTACATCACGGCGAGCGATACCACCAACAAAACAATCAACATTCAACCGGCTTTGCTTACGGGTGCTGGTAATGCCGCCGTAACCGATATTCTCACGATTGACAGCGTTCAATGCCCCACTGCTGATTTAACTATGACTGATGCGGCGCAATTTGTCAAGACAGATCAATTCTTTGGTTTGCTCAACTCGTTTTCATTGCCTGAACCTGTAATTGATGTGCGAAAGCAACACATCGTCGGCATGGGGAGAGATGTAAATGTTCTCACCAGTGGGAGAGAAACCCTTAGCGGCGGTAGCATGAATCTAAACGCTCACACGCTACGCTGGATGAAATACGCTCTTGGCGGCCACAGTGCTAAAAGCCAAGGTGAATTCGTGCATTGTCCGACAAACGGCAATTTGACAGGAGGTAGCCAGTTAAACAATAGAGATGACACCGCGCTTTATGCGGCGCAAGCACTCGGAACAAGTTCAACCAATTTTGTAAGTAGTCTTTCGGGAACAACTGCGGGCGGTCTTAACCTTGCTGGCAAACATTGTCTTTTGGGCGCAAGGACAGCATCAGGGTCTTCAACCGTAATCAATGCCGATACCAACGATTTTGTTGATACACACGAAGTAATCCGAGCAACTGGCGGTGTTTTCAAAATTTTGAATACTGCGGGCGAAGTCAAGTATGGTTTTTACACAACATTAGCCAGTGCGACTCAACTCACAGGTTGCGATGATATTGATGAAGGGGCAATGGCCGTCGCCCAAGGAGTAAGTAAAGCCGTTTATGTTTTAGCACCAATCAACGGAACAGATGATCTCGCTGTTGGGGATACAAGAATAAATGTCGGTGCAACAATTAGAGCAAAATTCACTGTTGGCGAGTATGTTCAAATCATTGACAAAGACACTGTTCAAATTCCGGGTGCTGATGCAACCCTTCCCTCAATTTACAAGCATGAAATCCGTCGAATAATTGCCACATCAGGCGATTACATTTACATCGAACAGCCTCTTTCATTCCCTCATCTTGTTAATTCATGCGGGCTTGAAAGAATCGCTTATGCAGGTGACTCTAAAAGAGGTAGCCCGCACATTGATGCAACAACCAAAGAACTCACTTTTGGAGTGGAACATACTATTTACGGGCATACTCATTTGCCGACCTTTATGATTGAACAATCATTCCGTCGAAACGATGATGTGGCAACTCATTCCGACACGCCAACGGTTTCATCTGGCAGTGCTGAACAACTATTGCGCCTTTACAATGGCTGTAAAATTAACAGTGCAAGCCTTGAAGCCGATACGGAGGGGGAATTGAAAATCTCTCTCGACTACGAAGCAACACGGCATTACACCGATACTCCAAACAAATTCTATCCACACCGAATGTTTGAGAACACTGCAAACAGCGCAGTTAATCGTAAAGCATCAGGAATTGCCATTGATGGCGAAAAACCGTATCTATTTCAAGACATGAGCATTGAGATTTTCGGACAAAATGTTCTCCGAGGGACTTCGTTTAACATTGGAGTAGATAACGGCAATACGGCTCGTTGGTATATTCGAGGATATGAAGGCGCATCAGCCGATACAGATCAAGTCCAACATGGAGGCACTCAATTCGCA